CTTCTTATGCATCTGTTCATTTGGAAAAAGACTTAACCTTTTGGGGAATGGTTGGCAAACAAAAACCAATGGATGTTGTCAACTGGTATACCGAACACTGCAAGAAACAAGGTTATTGGGTTAGTGCGGATTTTTCGAACTTCAATATCGAACACATGATGAAAACACTTTCACTTTTCAATTTACACCTGTGTCTTGCTTGGCTTAGGCATGGACCACCAAAAGTCGCTGTTGAAAAAGCAAATTGTGCTTTGTGGGTTGCGCAATCATATGAGCAATCATACGCAAAAAAGGGTGATGAATATGTTAGATTATTCAATGGACTGTATTCTGGACATCGTGATACAGCGCGTGACAACACTTGTCTTCATTATGTATACTATTCTATGATGCTCGATGCTGCTCAACAAGGAGGGTATCACATGAATCCACAATACACTGCATTCTGTGGTGATGATGAAGATGTCCACCATCAAAATTTTGCTGAGGCAATTGTACATGTGTCTATTTACCAATTAACAGGTCATGCGATCAACTCAACAAAACAACTCGGTGGCATGTCACACCATGAATTCTTGCGTATGGTTGGAGACCCAGTCAATATGCCGGAAAGACCACTTGCTAGTATATTGTCCACTATAGCTACAGGCAATTGGTATGTTGAACAGTCTTTGTGGTATGACAGTGTAGTAGCATCTGTTTCAGCAAATTTCTGGGATGCGGTGTGTCGTGGCATGCCTTTGCGTGCAGGGCAACAAATGGCAGCAATGTATTTAGACATTTTGATGCGTTTCAAGAATCCAGAAGGCGTGTGGAAGAAACTAGAGTGGTGGGCATATAGAAAGAAAGTCGGTGGTCCTTACTTATGGCAAGGCGTGGAAGGTGGCGATGACGAACCAATCAGCGTTAGCAGTGCTATCACTCCTGATCCAACTTGGCCTTCTTTAGCTACAGAGGCATGGATGGACAAACAACTTAGATATGTTAAAGACCTGCCAAAGAAAAAGAAGGCTGAATATAAACAAAGGTTGTTGGCAGCCACGTATGGTGGAACTTTCCATTCTTATCGTATGAGGGATATTCTGCGTCAAACACAAGAACATTGGCCAGAACGATATTCTCGCAGCAGAGTGGTTGGGCATGAATATCAAGCACAAAAAGCAACCAGGTATGATTGGAACCTAGAACTCATCAACATGCAAGTCGAAGATGACCCTCAAACCTTGGATGAATTACTTGCCAGACTTGGATTGGACATTGAGCTCACTAAGATCATCGGCGTGAAAAAAGTTTTGGATGGCTACATAGCTCCAGAATATTGGTGTCGACATACTGCATTGAGACCTGTGAAGAAGCTGACTCTCCAGGCTGCATGCAGCAATGCTGCTTTTAGGTATGTGATCATGCACAAAGTTGGTGCAAGTGCAAGCTGGATATTAAAAGAAAATTACAAAAAGAAAGACATTACTTATATCTTGGGACGCAATGGAGCAGGTAAAACATGGCTCACAGCCAGGAATCCTTGCATTGCTGATTTTGATTCCATTGTTCGTGCCACAACAGGATTTGACAGGTACATAGTCAATCCAGATAATGATGGCAATGCTAAGTCTCTTCGCACAGTGATGGAAGTGATTTGGCATGGCATGAATCAAAACAAATTTATATTCACTGGACAGTGGCCTTGGAATCTAGTTGCCAAGGCTGCTGAAGCTCTTAAACTAGAAATTAAATTCTTTATCCTCGACCCCGGAGATGAAATCACTGAGAGGAGACTAGTCCAGCGAGGCTGGGATGAAGAAACTATCGAAAGATATTTTGTGAGATGGCAAATTGCATCTGACAAATGTCCAGGCACAATTGTGTCAAATGCAAGAGATCTCTTGTATTTAAGATAGGATGCGTTGGCGAGACGTGTCAGTCCTGCAGAAGGGCGGC